CTTGTGCTAGTTGATCGTGCAGAACAAGTTTCGTTTAACAATGTAAACTTTGAAGGTCCTCTTTTGCAAAGTGACCTTACCAGCGCAGGTGATGATTTAGCAGGTGTGAGATTTGATAGCACAGTAGCCTACACGACCAAACAGATTGAGTTTAACAATTGTAAGTTCAGTCAACTAACTTATGGTATTAACACTGACGAAAATATTCAAGGCGTAACAGTACAAAATTCACAGTTCAAAACACTTTATAAAGCAGTAGTGCTTGGTGATGGCACACCAGTAAGCGGCGGCCCTGAAGGTGTACGCATTGTGCAAAACCTGTTTGATGCAGTAGCCAAGGAAGGCATTATCATTGGTGCAATTGCATACAATGTTAGTGCGTATAATATCTTCCTTGGAGTTGGCAATGACTTCTTGGGTGCAGGCAATGCTAGCGCAGCCATAATTGACATCAGCGGCGACAACAATGTAAGCATTGGCGACATGTTTGAGCGCAGTGATGCTGACAACTTGGTCCAACCACGTATTAATCTCAACAACAAAGCATGTTATGCACTTATCAATGGCGAAGAAATTGAATTTGGAACATATCACAGACTTGCTGGCGTAAGTGCAAGTTTGACGGTGCAAGGTTCAGCAACAACAATCTTTACTGTGAATACAGGAAATGCAACAGCATTTAACTGTATCTACCAATTTAAAGATCCAGTGACAAACATCATACGTTTTGGAACACTGAGAGTGGTTGGACAAGACACCGACGACAGTGCAGGCACCCTAGCATATGTCGATGACTACAGCGAAGACAACACAAGCGCAATTGTACTAAGCGTTGTACAAAGCGGAAGCACCATAAGCGTACAATATACATCAACTGCCGCAGGCACATTTAAATATTCACTTGAACATTTAGGCATCTAAACTTATATGTGGCAACGCCATTCACAGACTAGACTTATCGCCTGGGCTGATTTACGGAATCAATGTAAATTAGAGCCTGATCTTGATACAGTGATAAACACAATACACAGTTGGTGGCAACATGCACCATTGGTATTGCACTATTTGCATTGGGATTTGGTAGAAGATTGGCCCGATCCTTGGGATTTAATTGCCGAAGACACATATTGTGATCTTGCAAAATGTCTCGGTATCAGTTATACTATACTAATGCTGGATCGTACAGATATCAATAGCTTATCTATTCAAGAAACAAAAGAAAACGAGTATATAGTGTCGTTGAACCAGGGGAAATATATATTGAATTGGGATGTTGGCCAAGTGTTAAATATCAATTCAACAAACAGTTTAAAAATTGCTCGTAGCATGGATTCTGCCATGTTTAAAAACAAAATTCGATAGGGGTATCACATGGAAATACTAGTAACTAAACGCGATGGTAGCAAAGAGCCGCTAGACATTGAAAAACTGCACAAGGTAGTTTTTTGGGCCACACAAGGCATCACAGGCGTTAGTGCTAGTCAAGTGGAAATCAAAAGTCACATTCAATTTTATCAAGGTATTAGTACCAGTGACATCCAAGAAACACTTATTAAAAGTGCAGCCGATCTAATTTCAGAAGAAACTCCTAACTATCAATACGTTGCTGGACGGCTAATATCCTATCACATTCGCAAAATGGTCTATGGCGACTTTGGACCGTGGCACGTTTATGATCTAGTAAAACACAATGTCAAAGCTGGTTTTTATGATGCAGAACTGCTCAGTGAGTACACCGAAGCAGAATGGAACGCAATCAATAATTGGATCAAACACGACCGCGATGAAGAACTAACCTATGCTGCTATGGAACAGTTCCGTGGCAAGTATCTTGTGCAAAATCGTGTAACCAAGCAGTTATACGAAACACCACAAATGACATACATGTTGATCGCCGCTACACTGTTTCAAGACTACCCGCATGAAACAAGAATGCAATATGTCAAAGACTACTATGATGTTATCTCAACACATCAAGTAAGTCTTCCAACTCCTGTTATGGCAGGTGTGCGTACACCACAACGCCAGTTTAGCAGTTGTGTGCTAATTGAAACAGATGACAGTCTTGATTCAATCAATGCTACGTCAAGTTCAATTGTTAAGTATGTGTCGGCAAAGGCAGGTATTGGCATCAATGGCGGACGCATTAGAGCATTAGGTTCGCCTATTAGAAACGGTGATGCATACCATACAGGTGTTATTCCGTTTTACAAAATGTTTCAAGCAGCAACACGTTCATGCAGCCAAGGCGGCGTGCGTAACGGTGCTGCAACACTTTATTATCCAATTTGGCACTATGAGGTTGAAGATCTACTAGTGCTAAAGAACAACAAAGGCACCGAAGATAATCGTGTACGTCACATGGATTATGGTGTACAGTTTAACAAGCTGATGTACGAGCGTCTTATGACAGGAGACAACATTACACTATTCTCTCCGCATGATGTACCAGGGTTGTATGATGCTTTCTTTGCTGACCAAGACGAGTTCAAACGCCTGTACGAAACAGCAGAGCGTAACACACGACTTCGCAAGAAAACAATAAACGCACAGGAACTATTTGGCGCATTTATGCAGGAACGTAAAGATACAGGACGTATCTATCTTATGAACGTTGACCATGCAAACAGTCATAGCAGTTTTAAAACTGAAGTGGCTCCAATCAAACAAAGCAACTTGTGTTGTGAAATTGATCTACCGACTAAGCCATTGAATGATGTGAATGATCCAAATGGTGAAATTGCACTGTGTACACTCAGCGCAATCAACTGGGGTGTGTTTAAGTCACCTGAAGAAATGGAAAAGGCTTGTACACTAGCAGTACGCGGTCTTGATGCACTGCTAACTTATCAAAACTATCCAATTATTGCAGCACAAATGGCAACAGAAGGCCGACGTCCACTTGGGGTTGGTATAATTAATCTTGCATACTTCTTGGCAAAGAACGACACCAGCTACACGGATCCTGCTGCACTTAAATTAGTGGATACATGGTCACAGCACTGGAGTTACTATCTAATCAAAGCAAGTGCAGACTTAGCAGTTGAGTTTGGTGCATGTCCTATGAATAACGAAACAAAGTATTCGGATGGTATCCTTCCTGTTGACACTTACAAGAAAGATGTCGACGAGCTTGTGGCACACAAGGACTGTGTTGATTGGACTGGCTTGCGCAAGCAACTCAAAGATACAGGCATTCGCAACTCAACACTGATGGCACTTATGCCTGCTGAAACTTCAGCACAGATATCAAACAGCACAAACGGCATTGAGCCACCTCGTGCGTTTGTTAGTATCAAACAAAGCAAAGACGGTGTACTAAAGCAGGTTGTTCCAGGCTACCCAAGACTTAAAAACAAGTATGAGCTAATGTGGGATCAGAAGTCACCAGAGGGTTATATAAAAATTACTGCAATTTTACAGAAGTACATTGATCAAGGCATCAGTGTAAACACTTCATACAATCCGCAGCACTATGAAGATGAAAAGATTCCAATGAGTACCATGTTACAACATCTATTGTTGTGCTATAAATATGGACACAAGCAGTTGTACTATTTTAACACCTTTGATGGTTCTGGTGAAATAGACATAGACAAAATGAACGCAACAGAAAGCATACTGATCGAGCTTCCATACGAAGAAGAAGCCTGCGACAGTTGTACAATTTAAGGGTAGCAAAATGAGTGTATTAAATTCAACAAAACGTGACCACACAGATAGTTTGGCATTCCTAGATCCCAACGGTGGTGTCGGGCTACAGCGTTATGACACGCTAAAGTATCGGCAGTTTGATAAACTAACTGACAAGCAGTTGGGATTCTTTTGGCGCCCCGAAGAAGTAGATGTACTACGTGATGCCAAAGACTTCAAAGAACTCACTGACAACGAAAAGCATATCTTTACAAGCAACCTTAAGAGACAGATCTTGTTGGATAGTGTGCAAGGTCGTGCGCCAGTGGAGAGCTTTGGACCTATTGTCAGTTTGCCCGAGTTGGAAAACTGGATTATCACTTGGACTTTCTCAGAAACAATTCACTCAAGGAGTTACACACATATTATTCGCAACGTGTACAGCGATCCAAGCAAAATTTTTGACACCATGATGGATATCAAAGAGATCAATGAATGTGGTGACGACATTACTGCATATTACGATGATTTGATTGAATATAGCTCGTGGTATAATCTGCTAGGTGAAGGCAAGCACAAAGTAAATGGCAAGACCATTGAGATTGACTTGTACGAACTTAAGAAGAAACTGTGGATGTGTATTGCAAGTGTAAACGTGCTTGAAGGTATACGCTTTTATGTCAGTTTTGCTTGCAGCTGGGCGTTTGCTGAACTTAAGAAGATGGAAGGCAATGCTAAAATTATCAAGTTTATTGCCCGTGACGAAAACGTACACCTAGCTAGCACACAGCAACTTATGAAACTGTTGCCAAGCGATGATCCAGATTATGCAAAAATTGCAAAAGAGACTGAAGCGGAATTGATCACAATGTTTGAAGATGCTGTTGAGCAAGAAAAACAGTGGGCAAACTATCTGTTCAAGGACGGATCAATGATTGGACTTAATGCACAACTGCTCAAAGAATATGTTGAGTGGATTGCACACAAGCGCATGACAGCCGTTGGATTGCCTAGCAGTTACAAAGGTGGATCAAATCCTCTTCCGTGGACACAAAAATGGATTGCAGGCGGCGATGTACAAGTTGCTCCTCAAGAAACAGAAATTTCATCATATGTTGTTGGTGGTACCAAGCAAGACGTAGACAGTGAAACATTTAAAGGATTCAGCCTATGATGTCAGTGACAGTATACACCAAAGACTATTGTTCTTATTGTGAGGCAGCCAAACGTTTGTTAAACAAATTGAATATAGCATTTGAAACAAAAAAAGTTGGTGTAGATGTCACTCGAGAGCAACTGCTAGAGGTTGCACCTAATGCAAGAACTGTACCGCAGATTGTTATTGGTGGTAAAGTGATTGGCGGATTTGATGAACTTCAAGAGTATATTGACGAAACAAATTTTAACGGAACTGGCTACGGTAACATTTCTTTTTAACCACAGGTTGCTGTAGGTAACTACTAGCATGACTTTAGAAAAACACAAAATTTACACACTTAAACTTTCTGACAGCACAGAAGTTGTTGCCAAAATTGTGAAAGCTGATGCATTCAGCGTTGATATTATCAGTCCAATGTCACTAGTTGCAACACAGCAAGGCTTGCAGATGCTCCCAAGCCTTATGAGTGGAGATCCCGACAAAAATGTCACCATAAATACAGCTAGTATTATGATGCATGTGGAAGCACACAAAGATATTGTTGCAACCTACATCCAAGCAACCACAGGTATTGTAACACAACCGAAAACACTACTAAAGGGTTAACAATGCCGGGAGCGGTACGAATAGGTGATACAAACAGCGCAGGTGGGGCAGCATCAGGTAAAGGTGCCGCCAGTGTATTGATCAACGGCCGCGCTGCATGCATTAAAGGCACCAGTGTTACTCCACATCCTTGCTGCGGTGCTCCTGGTTGTAGTAAACATTGCAGTGCTAAAACAGTACGCGGCGCACGAAGTGTACTAGCCGAAGGTATTGAAATCAATTTTATTGGCAGCACAGATACTTGCGGACATGCACGAGCCACTGGTAGTCGTGACGTGATCATTCCAGGATAAACTATGGCAACTGGTACAATTACATCAATGATATTAACGGCTGGTGCTAGCATGATAGCCAACGGCAGTGATGCTGATCTTGGTGGCAAACCTATTGCTTCAAACAGTGGTGCGCCATTGAGTGTAACTGACAGTGTTAACAGTGAAGTTGGAGCACCAACATTAAAAGTCATGAATGACTCCACACTAGAGATACAAGCACTACAAAGTGTTCTGTACACAGTCACAGCCAAGA